CGGATAGCAGTATCCGGCACATGCTCTGCTCCCAGCGCACGACCCAAGGATCGAGCGTGTATTTCACGAACTCGAGCGACTGCTGCTCGATATTGCTGAACGACGACTTCTCCAGGTCTGCCAACATGTGCGGTGGAACACGGAAAATGCGTGCGATCTCGTTGATCTGGAACTTTCGCGTTTCCAAGAACTGCGCCTGCTCCGGCGCAATACCGATCGCCGTATACTTCATGCCCTCTTCGAGCACGGCGATCTTGTGAGAATTCGCACTGCCCTGATACGCTGAATTCCAGCTTTCCTTCACCCGCAACGGGTCTTTTATCGTACCGGGGTGTTCCAGGACACCGGAAGGGGCCGCGCCGTTGGCGAAGAACTTCGCGCCATACTCCTCTGTCGCGATGGCCAATCCAATCGCATTCTTTGCCATGGCGATCGGGCTGTAGCCAATCAGACCGTCGAAACCGAGACCGGGAATGTGCAGCACGTCAGATGGCGAAAGGGGCACTTGTGTCGATTTGCCGAGTGTGCTCGGATCCTCCAACCCGCGCTGATACAAATAAAGAAGCCGGCCGTTCTGATCACGGTCGACTGTCATTTTGTTCGGCATGAGCGGGTAGAGCGCGACTACTTCGCCTCTAGCGTTTCGGATGATCTGCGCGTAGGCGTTCCCCCATAGGAGCAGGTGGCTCATGAGCGTTTCCCGAAACGCGAAGCTCGTCATCTCAGGGTTAGGTTCGTCGTGCAGCAATCGGTAGAGCGGATGCTTGAACGCCTTCTCTTTCCCGCCGCTATCGTTGTACTTGTAGACGTTCAGTGGCAGCCCCGCAACGGTTTCCGACAGAATTCTCACACAGGAGTACACCGCCGTCATCTGCATTGCGGTCGTTTCGTTCACAGGCTTCCCACTCGATGTACCGCCGAAGAAGAAGCTGTAGCGACTGCCGTTTAGAGAGTCTTTTGGTTTATCACGAGAGTGAAAAATTGCTCGAAGTGGATTCATGCGTGTCCTCCATGGAACATTTGATTGACATACACAGAAAAAAGCAGTACAGTGGCACTTGTGTGGTGTATTTCCGCACCATACAATATTTTATTTGAGGTATTTGATGTACAGCGACAAGACCATCGTCTGCAAAGATTGCGGACAAGAATTCACCTTTACTGCCAACGAGCAAGAGTTTTTCGCCGAAAAAGGTTTTACGAACGAACCGCAGCGTTGCAAATCTTGCCGCGTCGCTCGTAAGGGCGCACCCAGAGGCGGTTCCCGCGATGGCGGATACCGCGACAACGCACCGCGCCAGATGTATGACGCAGTTTGCTCGGAATGCGGCAAAGCCTGTCAGGTTCCCTTCCAGCCCCGTACCGACCGACCGATCCTGTGCAGCGATTGCTTCAGAAGCAACAGGTAATTTCAAAGGCACATCCTTAATCGGATGTGCCTTTTCTAAAACACCAGCAATCCTCGGCCATCGTATACACTGGTGCTCTCTCCGCTACCGTTCCGCAGCGCCCGGTCCAGCGCCATGATCGTTGCAACAGCACCGTCGATTTTCTCGGTGCTTTTTTCTTTGTCCGGCTTGATGTTCCCCGCCGGATCCGTACGAATGTAGATGTTGTCCATCATCCAGCGCAGAATAGGCTGACCGCCGTGTGCAATTCTCTGCTCCAGCGTCAGCTTCATGAGTTCCTTCGTCGGTGGGGACATATCCTTGAACCCTTGACCGAACGGAACGACCGTGAATCCCATACCTTCGAGGTTTTGTACCATCTGAACCGCACCCCAACGATCAAACGCGATCTCGCGGATGTTGTACTCTTTGCCGAGCTGTTCGATGAACGTCTCGATGAACCCGTAATGTACCACGTTTCCCTCGGTCGTCAGCAGGAAGCCCTGCTTCTGCCAGAGGTCATAATTCACATGGTCGCGTCGCACGCGCAGGTCGATGTTCTCCTCGGGAATCCAGAAGAACGGCAGGACAAAGTATTTATCATCTTCATCCAGAGGAGGAAACACTAAAACGAACGCCGTGATATCTGTGCTAGACGAAAGGTCGAGGCCGCCGTAGCAAATGCGCCCTTTGAGCGTTTCGGGGTCAACCGGAAACGCGCATTTGTCCCACGCTTCCATCGGCATCCAGCGGATAGCCTGTTTGACCCACTGGTTCAAACGAAGTTGTCGAAACGCGTTCTCTTCAGCGGGATTCTGCTGCGCGCTATCACACGCCGCTTTGACCTTGTCGATACCCACCGTGATCCCGAGCGACGGATTCGCTTTCTTCCACACCTTCGGATCCGTCCAGGAATCGTTCTCCTCGGTGCCATAGATCACAGGGTAGAACGTAGGGTCCGTCTTTCTACCGTCGAGGATATCCTTTGCTTTCGAATGCACTTCCCAGCAGATGGAGTTGGTGTTGTCGCCCGCCGTGGTGATCAGGAAATACAAAGGTTGCATGCGCGCGTCGCCACTGCCTTTGGTCATAACATCAAAGAGTTTGCGGTTCGGCTGGGTGTGCAGTTCGTCGAAAATGACACCGTGTGTGTTGAAACCGTGCTTGTTGGCGACATCCGCGCTGAGCACCTGATAATAACTTCCGGTCGGCAGGTACACGAGCCGCTTCTGTGATGCAAGAATCTTCACCCGCTTCGCCAGCGCAGGGCACATGGTGACCATATCTTTGGCGACTTCGAACACGATCGATGCCTGCTGTCGGTCGGCTGCACACCCGTACACTTCCGCGCGCTCTTCATTGTCGCCGCAGGTTAGCAGCAGCGCGATCGCTGCAGCAAGTTCGCTTTTTCCATTCTTCTTTGGAATTTCGATATATGCTGTGTTGAATTGCCGATACCCACTGGGTTTCAGTGTGCCAAACACATCACGGATGATCTGCTCCTGCCAGTCGATAAGCAGAAAAGGCTTGCCTGCCCATGTACCCTTCGTGTGAGAAAGACATTCGATAAAAGCCACAGCATGATCGGCAGCCTGTTTGTCGTACACCGAATCCTTCGCTTTGAACGGAGTCGGCGTGTACTTCTTCAGTTTTCGTAACATCACCGCCTCCATGGATTTCTTCGCTTAGTTTTGATGTGTCGTGATACATTGCGATAATCATGAGAAAGAATATAATGATATTGTGTTCTGCGTTTGGTTCTCTATGTGAAAAGGATACTCAACCGATTTTGAAAGGAGCGTCTTGTATGTTCATCGCCATTGTTCTGTGGATCGTTGCATTCGCTTTTGTGCTTGTTACTTCCATCAACATGATCCGACGCGCTATCAAAACGAAACATTGCACCGCAGAAACGAATGCCGATATAATTGAAATCAAGGAACTTGTCCGGCGGAGAAATGGCATCATAACGAGGGAATACCTGCCCACAATCTCATACGTTATCGATGGAACAACGTACACGCGAAAGTACACCAAAGCATATCATTCGGATACGTATCAAATCGGTCAGATTCTACCCATTCTGTATAATCCGCAAAAGCCTGACGAGGTCAATACAATCGGAACCAGCAATAAGGCTGATTTGGTCATGCTCATCATCGGGCTCGTCATTGGAGTTGTTGGTATCGTTTTTGTTATGCTGCAGAAGTAGCGACCCTCATCACCAAGCAAACATGGAGGCCCGCGTGAGCCTCCGTGTCCGATTTGGTTTGGTTATCGCGCCGCCGTTGGGGCAACCGCCCCATCTGCTCCCTTAACCGCTCAGTGGCGGCGACGTTGCGCAACGCGGCATTGCGGCGATCTATGCACAGGGTGCGTCCGGATCGCCTTCCTGTACCGCCGCTTTCAGGGTGTCTGCGTCAAACCCCGCCGCTTTGTATCCTTCCAGAAGTGTGCTGTAATAGAAAGCGCTGGGTTTGTTTTGCGGTTTGCCGGCGATTAAAATGAAAATCAGCGCATCTACCAGAGCACCGTCGCGGCGTACTTTGATCGCCGTTTTCCGATACAGCTCCGGCACACCGATCCAGCGGTCGAGCGCAGCTTCATCCTGCGGTGAAATCTCCCACAGCAGCGCGGGAACGCTACCGCCCTTCGCTTTTTCGATCGTCGCCAATGCGCCGGCTTTGCTGCCGCGAAAAGAAAGTCTGTAATTCTTCAACACCGCGGAGCCGATCAGCTTTGCGGTCGGGCAATGCTTCGCCATGTCGGTGCGGTTCAGACCTGCGCCGTACGCTGCAAAAAGTCGGCTATTCAAGTTAGTCCTCCTCGATCTTCACACATTCGTCCTCACCAAAAACCACACCGAGAGTGCTTCCGTTGCTCCAAGCCGTGTGAATCGTTCCAAGTGAATCGACATAAAGCACTTCCCCGATGGTGCCTACTGGAATTTGTGTGTAGGGGTCATTCATGTGTACCAGCCGCACTTTTGTACCAGGCTTATAATATTCTTTGAGCTGTTTCAGCAGCTCTGGATGAATTCCGTTCATGCTTCATCACCCGCTTCCCTTGCATCGCGGAACGCTGCGTTGCCGGTGAGCCTTTTCAGAAGCACACGGCGTGAATCTTTGTAGTCTTGCCCAATGAATCCAAGCCGGAGGAGAAAACAGCGGAAGGCGTACTTCTCGTTTTCGACTTGCTGTTCCGACGCGCCGACGCGCTTTTGTGTTCGCGCCAATTCGCAAAGACCCTGTACCAGTTGGTAGTAGGCAGCAAGCTCTGCCTGATCGTCAGTCGGCCGAAACCATCCGAATTCGATCCTGTCGGAGTGCTCTGTCATCGGAAGGCTGTCCGTGCCGAGCGCTTTCTTCAGCAGCGTCGCTTTGCTCGCAACTAGTCTTCGTAGGTTCTCCAATGCAATGGGCGTCATTCCGTCCCGCGGCATCTCGACCGAAAGCCGATCAAGGCTGTCGAGCGTAGGTGTTACGATTTCTTGCTTAAGGCTGTCTGTAGCTTTTTGCTCGAAGGGCTTCATCTGCTCGCCGATCCGTTCGCCAATGAAACCGTCATGCGCCAGTTCGCGAATCAACATCGTAATCTGTGCCTCATCCGTTTCATCTGGGCAGGTGACCGTACCGTTCTTGTCGACGGTGTAAGCCCCTACTTGAAATGCGAAGCTCGGCGCACCGAGGTATCGCGTCGCATCCTGCAGAGTATCCCGCATGACCGCGACCAGCGCCTTTCTTCTGTCCCCTGCAACGTTGTACTTGATCTGCATATAATGTCTACCTCCTTGAATTTGGTAGTACATACATGCCTCTGAAAGATGTACTTATCAAGCTATTTATCTGTGTTTTCTACGATTTCTTTGTACGGAATTCGCTCGCCGGTACGAATCAGGAACACACCGTCGGAACCATTCAACTGCTCGACGGCCCTTCGAACGATCACATCACAGTACTTTTCATCCAACTCGATCATACGACAGACCCGATCTGTCTGTTCGCAGGCGATCAGGGTACTGCCGCTGCCACCGAAGGGGTCGAGCACGACGCAATTCGCCATGCTGGAGTTCAAAATCGGATATGCCAACAGTTCCACAGGTTTCATAGTCGGGTGGTCAGCGTTCTGTTTGGGTTTATCGAATTCCCAGATCGTCGTCTGCTTCCGATCGGCGTACCATTCGTGTTTTCCTTTTTTCTTCCAGCCGAATAAGACAGGCTCATGCCGCCATTGATAAGGGCTCCGGCCTAACACCAACGATTGCTTCTTCCAGATGCAGGTGCCTGAGAGATAGAACCCCGCTTCTGAGAACGCTCTGCGGAAGTTCAAGCCCTCGGTATCCGCGTGGAACACATAGATCGACGCATCGGAAGTCATGCTGGCTTCCATGTTCTGAAACGAAGCGAGCAGGAACTCGTAGAACGCAGCATCTGCCATGTTATCGTTTTTGATCTTTCCAGCGGTGCCTTCGTAGTTTACATTGTACGGCGGGTCCGTGACCACGAGGTTGGCCTGGCCGCCGTCCATGAGCAGGTCGAACACATCCCGCTTCGTACTGTCACCGCAAATGAGCCGGTGTTTGCCGAGGAGCCAGAGGTCGCCCGGCTTCGTGATCGCAGGCTCCTTGAGCGCGGCATCCACATCGAAATCATCACCATGAACATCGGCGCGCTGCGCATCTTTGAACAACGCATCTAGCTCAGGTGCGTCGAAGCCGGTCAGAGATACGTCGAAATCCGCGCCTTGCAGGTCCGCGATCAGTAAAGAGAGTTTGTCCTTGTCCCATTCGCCGCTAATCTTGTTCAGCGCGACATTGAGCGCTTTCTCTTTCTCTTCGCCCATTTCCACGACAACACATTCGGCTTCAGTTACGCCGGTATCGATCAGCACCTTCAAGCGCTGGTGTCCTCCGACGACATGGCCGGTGGTCTTGTTCCAGATCACCGGTTCCACGTATCCGAATTCTGTAATCGAGCGCTTCAGTTTCTCGTATTCCGGGTCGCCGGGCTTCAGGTCTTTACGCGGATTGTAATCCGCCGGAACGAGCTTATCGATCGGCAGCGTTTGAATGACCATGATTGATTCCTTTCGACAAGATTTTTCGTAAACCCGCTTGCGCCGCCGTGAGATTACCCGCGAGCGCCTGACCACGCAGCGTCTTGCGTTGCTGGCTGGTCAGTCGATGGTATCGAAGCGAATGAATAAATGCCTGTACTTCGTCCATACTCATTTCCCCCTTCGAGCGGTCAGCAGGCGCTCCATAACGTCGTCCTGCGGATTTGCGCCAGTGTAGTCAGCGGCACAGTTTTCTTTCACGATCTGGAAGATCTCATACCAGAGCCGGTTTGTTTGCGCCATGTAGTTTTGGCTCATAGCCACATAGGGAGATTGGATCGCGCTTCCGGTCGTCGGATGCTTTGCCAGGAACCCATATTCCGTGATCGCCGCTTCACACTGAATCCAGCGCGCAGCGCTCATGGCGTATCGCTCCAGTACCTGTGGGGAGACGATGTTCGCGCAACCGCGTTCGTTCAACCAGCTCCAGGTCCGCTCGTAGATCGTTGCGGCAACGAGC